TGATTATTCTATCATGTCTTGGCTAAAAGAGGATCTAGAATTAAGTGCCAGAACAAATGCTGGTTATACTCGTGTTCCTGTTTTCTGGCAATCCCCAGAGAGATCATTTCAAGTAAAAGATGACAAGTCCCTTAGAGACAAAGAAGGATCGATTATCTTGCCTGTTGTGAGTATCGAGAGGACTGGCATAGTCAAGGATCCAGCCATGAAAGGCTCATTTCAAGCTCATCTTTTTTCCAATGATGGCGATGGCCGCACTGGCAGAATGGTCATAGCTAAGAAAATAAAGCAAGATAAAACCAGAAACTTTGCTGTAGCAGCCGGCTCAAGGAACATAACCGGTGCACCCGGCCAAAGAAACTTTCCCAGAGTAAATCATAAAATTGTTATTCAAACATTATCTATTCCAATACCAGTATATGTTAATTTGGAGTACAAGATTACACTAAGAACTGAGTATCAGCAACAAATGAATTCTCTAATGGAGCCATTTATTGCAAGAACAGGACAGATTAATTCTTTCTTGCTGAGACGAAATGGACATATTTACGAGGCTTTTATCGATCAGAACTTTGCTCACAAGAACAATGTAGCAACTCTTAATGAGGAAATTCGTATGTTTGAGACAGATATAACAATTAGTGTTTTAGGTTACTTAATCGGCGAAGGCGACAACGATGATCGAGAGTTAGTCAAGCGAGAAGAAAACTTTGTCGAAGTACAATTTCCAAGAGAAAGAGTTCCACTTCCCGGGGAAGCAAGCTTTTTTGACGACTAAATCAGGAAGTGAACATTATTTTGTTGTTTCTCTTCCTCCTTTTGAAGATGAAAATACTATTTAAGTTATGATATACATGTCATCATGACAACTTATTCTAGAAAAGGAAAGCAACATTATGTCAGCAAAGAAATTTAAATTTGTGTCACCGGGTGTTTTTATTAACGAAATCGATAACTCGTTTATTCCCCGTACAGCAGATACAATAGGTCCAGCAGTTATTGGTAGGGCGACTCGTGGTCTTGCGATGCAGCCTGTCAGAGTTAGCTCGTACTCTCAGTTCGTTGAGAACTTTGGCGAAACAGTTCCGGGCAACGGCGGTGGAGACATCTACAGAGATGGTAACTTACAGTCACCCATGTATGGTCTTTATGCAGCTAAAGCTTTCTTGCGACCAAATGTAGCTCCCCTTACTTATATGAGACTTCTTGGTCACCAGCATCCCGACAATGACGGCACATCTGCTGCCCAAGCTGGCTGGAAAACAGCAAACAATGCTGGTGCATCAGGTGGAGGTGCTTTTGGCCTCTTCGTCATGAATTCAGCTTCGGCACAAACTGCCCACATTGCTGGTAATACTGTTAATGCTAACTTGGCAGCAGTTTTGTATGTTGACAATGGAATGGTTGAATTATCTGGTTCTGTTTTTGGCGAACAAGGTAGTCTTTTGACATCATCCATGGGTACCGCAATTAACTCCGATGCAAATGGTATTTTCAAGTTAAATATTATTAGTGGTAGCACTTCTGCTGCAACCGCCACCATCACCACTGTGGCCGAGGCTTCAATCGTAGATACCAAAGACTTTGCACTAACTGATGCAGCGGGCACAACAACAACTTACAATCTTTCCACAGGTACCGGTACCGGCGGAAACAGTGCTGCATACACACCCGGTACCACAGTAACAATTGGTTTGGTTGGAACTACCAGTCGTTCCGATGTCAGAGATCAAATTGTTGCTAGAATTAATGCAGGTACTGGTATTGGATTTACAGCAGCTAATTCGGGTGATGATGTGCTTGTGACACAGAACACTCTTGGCACAGCGGGCAATCAAACAAATACAGATGAAGGTACTGGCCTAACTGTCGCTAATTTTACCGGCGGCACGGCCGAGTCGAACGAAATCATTAATGTCAGTCTTGACGATACAAACAAAGAATACATAAGAGAAGTATTAAATACAAACCCACAACTTATATCTTCGACTGGTGGGACATTTTACAATTCATCTGCACTTAAGAGCTATTGGCTTGGTGAGACATATGATCAAGAAACCAGAGATGTGCACTCCAACTTGAGCACAACACTTACTGGTTTTATTGCCAACCTTAACTTAAGCTCTTCGATTGCAAGTTCTCCATCACAAATGAAGGGTGCTAACTCTCGCGAAGCTGCAGCCGGCTGGTTTATCGGCCAAGACTTAGGCAATAATGAAAGCTACAGTGCTGAAAAAATGCAAAAGCTGTTTAGACTTCGTGGCCGCGGCCATGGCGAATACTTAAACGAAAACCTTAAGGTCTCGATCACTGAAATTCGCAAGAGTAATAACAGTGTTGACGATTACGGTTCATTCAATGTTCTTATTCGTACATTAAGCGATATGGACGGTTCCGTTCAAATTGTTGAACAGTTCTCAAACTGTAATCTGAATCCGGCCTCGCCAAACTTCATTGCGAGAAAGATTGGAGATCAGTTCCTTGAATGGAGCGAGACCGAAAGAAGACTTAAGCTCTATGGTGAGTATCCTAACCAATCTAATTATGTTTATGTGGAAATGAATTCTGATGTTGAAGCAGGGGCAACTGATCCCACACTTCTTCCCTTCGGATACTTTGGACCTCCCAAATACACAAATGGAAATGTTATTATTGCAGAGCAAGCATCTGAGCAACAAATAAGTGATGGTTTATACTTCTACTTAGGCTCTGGCATGTTAGCCAGTGGTGTAACTCGCAAGTCCTTTGTTTCGGGTGGTAATGCAACTGCTCCAGCACTTGGACTCTCTGCATCGCTTATATATCCCGATATTAGACTTCGGCTGTCATCTTCTGATGGTTCAACTTCCAGAGCAGAAGATGTTTGCTTCGGAATTCAAACTACAAGAACAGCACAGTCAAACAGATTTGATCCAAGCACAAGATTTGTTAACAGAATGCTTAATAATGATATTGGTCAAGATCCAGTAGATTCTGTAATCGCAGGTATCGATCCGTTCGGTTATGTATTCTCGCTTGATGATATTGTAGCAACCTCTGATAACACAACATTCTATCAGTCAGGTTCTCGTGCTCTTGGTTCGTCTAAGAGTGCAACTGGTGGATACGGCTCACTTCTTGACTTGGGCTTTAACTCATTCACTGCTCCGTTCTTCGGAGGATTTGATGGACTTGATATTACTCAACCTGATCCTTTCCGTAACAAGCAGTTTAGTGCTGGCTCAACCGAAAGAAATAGCTCGCCGTATTACTCGATTCTCAGAGCTATCGACACCTTGGCAGATCCCGAAGCTGTCGATGCAAACATGATTGTCATGCCCGGCCTTACAAACGAGGGTCTTACAAACAGAATTATTGATGTCTGTGAGGACCGCGGTGATGCCATGACAATTATCGATTTGGAAGACGGTTACATTCCTCCTCACGAGGAAAGAAAAGCTACCAAGGCCGCAAAAATTCCTAACACTCCGCAGCAGCTTGCTACCAATCTTAAGAATCGTGTTGTTGATTCTTCCTATGCTGCCACATTCTATCCATGGGTACAGACCCGTGAAGAAAGTAATGGTCAGCTTGTTTGGGTACCGCCAAGTGTTGCAATGATGGGTGTGCTGGCTTCGTCTGAAAGAAAGTCTCACCTCTGGTTTGCCCCCGCTGGCTTTAACCGCGGCGGCCTCTCTGAAGGTGCAGCAGGTATCCCAATTGTTGGTGTTACCACAAAGCTTACATCGAGAGAAAGAGACACACTTTACGATGCTAGAATTAACCCGATTGCCTCGTTCCCATCTACTGGAATCGTTGTGTTCGGCCAGAAGACTCTACAAGAACGACAAAGTGCACTTGATAGAATCAATGTTCGCAGACTGGTAATCTTCTTGAAGAAGGAAATCTCTAGAATTTCCTCGACAATTCTCTTTGAGCAAAATGTCCAAGCAACTTGGAACCGCTTCAAGGGACTCGTTGAACCCTTCTTGGCTACCGTTAGAACAAACTTTGGTATCTCCGATTATAGATTAATCCTTGACGAGTCTACCACTACCCCTGACCTTGTTGATCAAAACATTCTTTATGCGAAGATCATGGTCAAACCCGCTAGAGCAATTGAATTCATCGCGATTCCT